ATGCTGGGGCCCGATCCCGCCGGACACCTCCCCTTCAACGCTGATAATGACGTCTCCAGCGTGGTAGGTCGGCAAGGCCTGCTGAGTAGCCCAACGAACTGCGAGGCCGCTGCCAACCCCAACAAAAGTGTTGATGCGTTTACCGGCTACACCCGCAAGCATACCGACCATGCCAGCAACGGTGACACGCTGCTGGTTCAGAGAGTCAGCCTGAGCTCGGGTCAGGGGCAGCGAGACAAAAACCCTCAGTATGCAAGGTCGGTCCTTTGCCTGCATCCGGTCGAAAACCTCAACCGCAAGATCAGCAGTCGCGTGACTGGCTTTCACTGACGGACAGTACTTCATGTGAAGCAGCCGGCTGCGCTCCGCCCATGCGAGGCGAATGATCGCCAAGCTGAAGTTGATGCCGTGCTGGCTGTGAATATGCGTCCGTTCGATATCCATGGCGTTCCTTCCGTGCTTCGAGCGCGCAGTTTCGGTAGCCAACAACACCGCAACCACTAGCAAAACAGCTAGCTCTCAACATCCACGCCCAGACGGAGTTAGACTCAGCGCTCCGCCTCATAGGCAGCAACGCCCGTCCCTATGGCACGCCACTCATTCTGCGGCATGCGCGCGTCGCAGATGAATACCTCGACTTCGCCGCTTTCCTTCGGCTCCGCCGGCCGGATCGCTGCATGCCGGAGAATCGTCTGCATGTCTGGGACGTAGCTGCTCTCCGAGCCGTGGAATGACCAGATGCCAAACTTCCCTGCTCCACCCACCTGGTGGTCGAGTTTCACCGACCAGCCCTTGAATCGAATGACCAGCATCGCCCTGCTCCGTAGGAAAAGGTTGTAGTCTACTCCTAATTCTGACAGGCCCTGTTGGCAGCCAGCAGTTGGGCTTCATACCCGATCCGCTGCCGCCGCTCGGCCAGCAGCGCGCGGACCTTGGTCTGTAGGTCGTCGCCCTTCCTCAGCCCTGCTGTGGCCCACACGGGCACCTCCACCCCCGGCACCCTGCATGGCACCGCCACCGGTACTTCTACGCGCACCGTGCGCGGCTCGGCCTCCTGCCGGCCGGCGCATCCCGCCAGCGCGAACACCACCAGCATCAGCACCACCCTCATAGACCTAACTCCTGATCGATGACCACTTCGGCTGCCAGGCACTGATCACCAGCGGTTCGCTGGCTCAGCAGGCGCTGGGCTCCGGCATACTGCTCCGCGGCCTGCTGTCGTCCCTGCTCCACCGCCTGGGCTGCATCCCGGGCGCGCTGCTCACCAGCCTGACGCAGCGCGGCGACCTGCCTGCTCTGCTCCGCCACTGCGGACTCCAACTCTCCCCGGGCGGCGCGGCAGGCGACCAAGTCCGACCGCGCAGCATCGAGCTGCGGCCGGTAGTGCCGCGCGCCGATCCCAACACCGCCAACGGCACCGAGGCCGACTAGTAGCAGGCAGGCCAGCGCGACCGATAAAGCGCGGGCCGAGATCACGACAGCACCCTCTTCGCCCGCTCCCACAGCGCAAGGCGCTCCGCCTGGCCGTTGAGCCCGCCGTTGACCCGGCGGGTGATGGCGGCGAACTCGCCCCGGTCGGCCAACTCATTGAGGCCGTGACTGGCCCACCACCAGGCCGCCGACAGCGCAGCGAACTCTGGTTGCTCGAGCAGTTCCGGCTCCGCTTCCAGCGGCTGGCCCAGCCCGGTGCCGGCGGCGCGGTAGTTCGCCCGGCCGGTGATCTGTAGCAGCCCGCGCCCGCGGAAACGCCAGCCGTCGCCCGACGCCTCGTCGCCATTGCCGTTGCGCGAGGCGTAGGCGTTGTTGGCGATGGCTCGGGGGTTGCGCGCCAGGCGTTGCGCCAGGGCGTTGGGCTGGCCGTCGGCGCCGAGGTATCGGCTCGGCCAGGTCGCCGCCAAGCCTTGGGCACTGTAGTTGAGGTTCTCCACCAGGTGGGTCAGTTGGGCGCTCTCGTGGCCAACTTGGGCGAGGAACGCCGCCGCGCGCACAGGCGACGTGATACCGAACCGCGTCATCCCGCGATTCAGCGCACCAACAAAAACGCCGGCTCGAGGGCCGGCGTGAGGAAATATCTGCAGCAGCTGCTGCTCAGTGATGGGCATGGCGATTCACTATCCAATGACTAGCATGAATGAAGCGCGTACCATGACGCGCCACGTTTAAGGAATGGAGAAAGGCAATACGCATGAATAGGACCAAGCTTCCGTTTTCAACCGCCCCATACATCCTTTTCCTTCTCCTATTCCCAGGAACGATTCTTTATTACGTAGCGACAACAAATGGACTGATCCCGGCGCTTATTACTGGATACTTTGGAAAAACATCCGCAGCCGCGCTCGCAATACTTGCTCCGCTATATCTGTGGACCACGCTCAGAACAGGACGAATAGCTGTAATTGATCTGACGTACTTTGGATTCCTTCTATTCTTCCTGTGCGTCGTAGTTCTCAACAGCGAAGAAGACAGCTATATCTTCACATGGCACATGGTTTCAATCGCACAATGCGCAGCCGTTTTTCTTATATGCAAGGGTGCTTTCAGAGTTGACCGACTACCTGGGCTAGCTCTTAAAACTGCGTGGATTGCTTCATCCGCATGCATTCTTATATTTACTGTAGACGGTAGATTCTCGCTTAGAGAACTCCCCAGCGACGTAGATAAGATACCGGGATATCAAACCTTCGCCCTCTGTTACTTGCTGCTTTCGGTTGTTCTTGTTACGGGAGTGCGATCACTGCCTACCAGATGCATTGCGCATGCTGTAGCAATAGCTTGCCTTTACATAAATGGTGCGAGAAGCGAATTCGTTGCATACGCTCTATTTGCGGCAACCTACGAGTTTCTGTCGTCAAAAAACAAGGGGCTCCCTATACTTGCCCTTATCATAGTTGCAGCAGGATCAGTGGCAACAATTAGCTCTGGAATAGTGGAGATTCCAGATAGCAGAGTAGCAAATCTGCTTGATCTTCAGCATGACAATTCGAGCAATGAGCGGAGCCGTATAGCATCTGAAGGACTAAACAAGATAATGGAAAGCCCAATACTAGGAAACTATGGAAAATATGAAAAAGGCGAGTACATACACAACATCCTTTCAGCATGGAACGACCTAGGACTATTCGGATTCTTGTTTATACTCATCATCTCAATAGGTCCAACCGTAAAACTAGGAATAAATATAGCACTCGGAAGCGCGCAGACTAATAGAGAAATATCCGCATTCTCAATTCTCGCAGTGACAATAGTGCTTCTTCTTGTTGGGAAATACTTTACATATTTATTACTACCTGCCGCACTTGGGCTTTACTCATCATCTAATCTTAAAATCGAGGACAATTAAATGCTTCGCACAATCTTCGACCAAATAACAAAAGTAATATCAATAGCAGCATTCATCCTTGTGCTTTTTATAGCGACATACTATCAGGACATTTAAAATAGGCCCGGGCCAGAAAAGCGCCCAGACCTAACTATCAAATATCATCTAGGCTAGCAGACCAGTGAAGACGAGCGGAGCCTCCGGCCGCGAACGATCCGCTGGGCGCCATGATTGCAGGCCTGATGCTGTTCGGCTGCACATTGTACGCAATCGCCACAGGGGTGATTGACCCGATTGCGCTCTGATCACCGCCCGACTGACTGGAAACCTGCACGCTAACGTTGGGTATCTTGGAGTATGGGTAGCGAATGGTCTGAGCTGGGGCTGCAACCGTAGCGGAAGCCGTAGTAGTCACGTTCACCGCGCCGGACTGGTGCATCTGCCTGGTCGGTATGGCGGCATTCTTCGAGGTTGGATACAGCAGGTACGTACCACTAGGCCCATATACGCCGTCAATGATCAGATAGTTACTGTTCAGAGTTGCTGCAACTTGGTCGTCTGCGAAAAGGAAACACTGCATCGCAACAGGCGCCATGTGGACATGCATGCCGTCGATGTTAACACTACACGGGAGCGGACTATTGCGTCCGCGCAAGAACAGCACCTTTGTCGATCCTGTGGCATTCGGCAGTTCGAATGTATTGTTTCTCGCGATGATCAGCAGCGCTTCGCGCTGGCTCGTCCCTGGTGAAATATGGATGATGCCGAAAGACGCACCGTTTCCGTAACTGATAAAACGATTGTTCTCGATTGTATACGTCCCGCCATACACTTCGGTCCCGTATAGAGCTTCGCCCGAAACGCTCGAAACGCCATAGATAGTGCTGTTACGGACGGTGGCGTCTCGTCCTTGAAGAATCACCCCGTTCCGAAACTCGCAGTTGTCGTATGTGATTTTGTCGGCGTTGCCATGCATATATCCCGCACCAATATCCGAATCGATATCGATGCCCTCTATATGCATACCGTAAATCAGTCCGTTACGGTTGGGCACGCAGCACACAGCGTCCATTCCGCCGAGCGCGACAGCATGCCTGGTTGCCGCTGCATAACCACCGTACACCGAGAAATTATGGCAGTTCGAGATAGTAATCCCATATTCGTCATTGACTGCCGGCGATCTGTTCGGGCTTGAAACCGCATTGATCGAAACGTCAAAGCATCGTTCTACTTCTAGCCCTGTGTAACGCGTGACATCGCTAGCGTAGTAGTTGGAAACCTTAACTCCATCACCGAAAACCACCCTGAACGGCGCAATAGCATATGTGTCCGATGGCGAAAAATGCATCTGATCGACAGACACGCGCACGCCGCGCATGCGGTATACGTCTACCTCGGAGAACAGGTACACCGACGAGCTGTTTCCGTAGATCGTGACAGTGCTACCGCTTACCGAATGGACTTTCCACATCTCGCCGGCGCGATACGGATCGCGATCAGCCAGCCAAGATCCGTTGGCGGGGTTGTACACGATGACCACGTCGCCCGGAGCCAGGTCTGGCGCAGCGGCAAATGTCAGCGTGCGAGCGCCTTTAACCACGCTCACGGACAGATCGCCGATTTGCACAAGCTCACCCTGCGTCAGCATGCAGCTACCTGGGCCATCTGCGAGGCTGAAATCCACGCGGGTAGTATAGCCATCGCCGGTATACCGAATATCCCGCTCAGCGAGAGTTCCGCGATTCATGACGTAGTGGCCGCCTGGCGCATGCACATGCGGCGCCCCGGAGTTGATTGCCGCCTGATACGCCGCCCAGTCGATACTGTCGGTCAGCGCAGTGGCGTGCGGATAAACCGCCTGCGCCTCGGCGAGCGTAGCGAACCGCTCTGACAACGGGTGATACGCCCCATCTGCGATAGCGCCGTAGTCCTTGACATTGGCGGTGTCGTTCAAGCGGTCGGCTACGGTGCGCTCGCGATAGCCGATCATCCCGGCGCCAGCGCTGGTGGCCAGGGTGTCTTGCAGCGTCCGGTCAACCTGGGCAACCAGGAGGTTCTGGTCCGTCGCCCAGTTCCCGGTCAGATTGACGGGGAACGATGCCGGGCGCTTGACGCTGTAGATGTTGTCCCCGCGCTGGATCAGTTGGGTCGGGCGATCTACGGTCAGCGGGGAGCCGTCGACGTACACGAGGAAACCTGGCTCGAAGCCCTGGCTGTCGAGCCAGGCGTTTACCTGATCCTCGATGCCTGCCCAGGACTTTTTAGAACGGCCGAGACGGTCCGTCCATGCAAGCGCCGCCCCGTTCATCGCGAGATCAAGGTTGCCGGTGTTGTCGTGGGCGTCGCGGAAGTCGAAAGATCCATCCGGCTCAACCGCATTCATGGTGTTGTATCGGAAGGGCATGGCTGCTCCTAGAAAGCAAAAACCCCGCACAAGGCGGGATTCTTCATGGGGGTGATGTGTTGGCGGTCAGACCGCCTCAGGCGGCGCGGTAGCGTTGTCGTTGATGTAGAGCCGCTCGTCGTAGTTCACGCCGCGAACGGAGCAACTCTCGAGGCCCTTCGGGTCCACACCGGTGATCAGCACTGGATGGATGCGACCGAACAGGAGATGCGGCGGCTCGCGGGTCCAGGTGAGATCAGGGACGAATCCGAGTGAGGGGACCCACATTCGGTATTCGTCGATTCTCGATGCCCTCCAGGGTCCGTCTACGCGTCCGTCCGGCTTGCGCAGGGCGACCCTCGCCATTGCCATGGAAGCCCAGTCCAGCGGCTCGCTGCTCTCAAGCACCAAGCCGGTGCCTTGTGGCGTGAGCGACTTCAGGAATGCGCTCTGCCCGCTCCCTGGCGTATCGTCCGACACAGCCGCGAGGCTGAGATAGCCGCTGTTGTTCGCGTCGAGCTCCGTTTCGAACGAGTAGTTCCAACGTCGGTAGCGCTGCTCTGCCGCTCGGCGCATGCCCTTCTGATACGCCTTGTTGACGTCGCTCACCCCGACAGCGCTGACCTTCTCGGGCTTCAACCCCAACTGGCCAGGGAGGCGGCATGGAACGGTCTTTTTCTGGAACGTGCGGCCGTCGATGTACTCGACGTCGACACCGTCGTTGTCGTCTGGAGTTGGCGTGCTGAAGGTTCTGGACAGCGACCCCTTCATGTTCTGTGCCGAGTAGGCCCAGACCTCGCCATTCGCCGCCGGCGTGGTGTAGAGATGATCGACACCCTCGCGCAGCCCATCGCGAACCGGACGCAGCCGCCCGCGACCAATCGTCAGTTCGGAGAATCCCGCGGCGAGGATGTCGCCCAGCACTTCCTTCACCGTCGACGTCGACTCGTACTGGTGATCGAACGTGTCGCCTCGCTGCGCCCAGATATCGGCCAGTGCATCGATCTCGACCAGGTCGAGGTCTGCATCCTCGTAGCCAACGGACTTTGCGACGTAGCAGAACGGCGCCACCAGATCCCGGACAGGCCGCGGCTCCGTCCACGCCCCGTTCTGGCGCGTCGGGAGTATCCGGGTACCGATCACCGAGACCCGATTCTCGGACTGCGCACCCAAGCGGCCGCCGCCGGCGACCGCCACTGAAATGACGGTCATTCCGGGGTAGGACGACGGACTCGCCAGCCTTGTCCGTAGGCCGTACCACTGCACGGTGTCCTGAATGGTGGTCTCGGTTGACTTCGCGCCGATCCGACGCATCCTGACCTCAGGGCGCATTGCATACGGCAGGTTGATCCGGCGCGTGAACGCGATCTGATCCAGAGTCGCTCGGCTGATGGTCTCGCGGTAGGAGGTCCATGCGCCGGCCAGGGCCATGTCGCGCCACTGCAGTTCGATCTCGACCTGCCAGTTGAAGAGTCTCCCTTTCTTGTCCACCCCTCCGAGGCCTTGCGGGAACATGTAGTCGAACTCGATCGCGGTGGCTTTCTCAGCCTCCGGGTTCCCTGCGAACGGGCCGGCCCAGTCTCCCTCCAGCGTGGAGCCGTCCAGTTTCAGGACCGCCGAGTTGCTCTCGATGTAGTCGAATCCAGGCCAGGCAGTGTCGTCGGAGCCGGTATCGGTCAACCGGTCCAACGCCAATTGGCTGGAGCTCGCAGCGGTGATCCGGTACCGGAGCCCGCGGTATCCAATACACGCCCAGCCGGTTCCGTACTGCAACCCAGAAACGGGGGCACCGCTGGTGGTATTGAGCGTCATCGACGCTGGCGTAGACCCTGCCGGCGCGGTGTAGCTGTTGACGACGTAGATGCCTTCGTTCGCCCCGGTGACCTCGATAACCATGCCTGGGAACGCGCCGAGCTGGGCGAGCGGGCCGGAGATTGTGTCTCGACCGCCCACTCCGGTGCCTGCGGTGACGTTGTACTGGTACATCACTTCGACGCGGACGATCATCCCGGCAGCCCAGCCAGTGGGGAACTGGCCGGCCCCGACGGGAACGGTGACCAGGTCGCCGTCGAACTGGTACGCCTGGGCGTTCGCAGACTGGTCGACCGTGGTGGTTGTACGGAGGTCGATCCCAGCGGTGCCCGTCGCCGTGGCGCCGACCTCAGCAACCGAGTGCCACCACTCCGCAGCCGGGTCGCCAGCCACACTCTCACCCGGCCGATAGATGCGGTAGCGGGCGTTATTACCGAGCGAAATGATCGGGGTGTCGCCGATCATGATGTCGCTGGCGTGGATCTCGTAGTCGCCGATCCCGACCGCCAGCAGCATCTGGACCCACTCCGTCCGCTCGCTGGGGAAACGCCGGCATTGCGGGACGATGTAGTCGGGGTAGATCTTGTTCCGGCCAAACGCCTCCCGGACGATGTCGCCGTAGCGGACCTGGTTCGCCTTGGTCCGCGCGCTCTCCAACGGGTCGCCCTGGCGCGGGTTCTGGGTGCTCGGCATCTTGATCCGAGGCATGAACAACCGAAACAGCGCCTGGGCGCTCTTGATCGCGGCGATCGTGATCGAGATCGGATCGATGCCCTTCGGCTCTTTCCAGATGTGGACCTCGTCGTCGGGTCCGATCTCGGTCACGCGCCAGCGGCTGAAGTGGACGAGCCGACCGTTTACCGAGATGCTTACCGGGTTCAACTCACCCCGGCGGATGCGGCGCCGATTGCGGCGATAGCTCGCCACGTTCCCACGCAACCAGGTGTCGATTGGCATCCGCGCGCGGACGGGGTACTGGCGCAGCGGCTCAGGATCCAGCTTGTTCGCGAAGAATTCGATCACGGTAGAAGATCACCCGGGTGAAGTTTTCGAGGAAGTCCTGCAGGCGCACCAGGCGGGCGCCGGACCCTGGATTGATTTCGAGTACTTGCAGCCGCCCTTCCCTGGCCACGACCAGGGCGACGTGGACGCAGACCGCCCCATCCATGCCGGCAGCGATGGCGCCGGCGAACGGTTCGCACTCTTCCAGGGCGGCCTGGACCTGGCGCTGGTAGGCGCGCTGGAAATGGTGCGGGCTGGTATGTCTCACCTCCCCGAAGCTGGAGAGCATGGGCAGGCCGTAGAGCTCATGACGCGCCAGCCGGGTGAGTCCCCAGCAATCGACGCGCGGCAGTTCGCGCCCGCCGTCCTCGTAGACGGCGGCGAGATATCGATCGAGCATGGATCAGCCTTCGTACTTGATGCAGGGTGCGTTCTGGGAGTTGAAGTCGACGCGGGGCCAGCGGGTGCCAATCAGATCGAAGTAGCCGGCCTGAATTTCGGCATGATCGACCTCCAGCACGCCGCTCTTGACGGTCATGTGGTAGTCACGCTTCGGTCTGGAGAGGTCCGTGCTGAGGTAGAGCCGCATGGTCAGCCGGACCCGCTTCTCTGCATCGACGGCCTGCTGGATCAGGTTCTGGGATTTTCCAGTCACGCCGTCGATGGCAAAGGTGATCGTCTGGTTCCCGGTGTTGTCCGCCTTCGGCAACGAGGCATCGATCCCGCCAGCCTCGAAGGTCAGGGTTCGGCCATCCTCGGTACCGGCGGTGACATTGTCGTAGCCGTGCGTCAGCAACACCGGGGCTGGCCAGGCATCACAGGTGATCTCCAGGGTTGGAATCAGCACCTCGTCGGCCGGCGAGGCGAAGGCAACTTCGAGTGGGTCCATCTCATGCCTCCGGCCAGTGACCATCGCGGTTCATCGCAAGGTCCAATATGTTCATGTTGAACCAGTAGTCCGGGAACTCCTCCCAGCCTGGCGGCATCAGGGGGCGTTCGCGCAGTTCGAGCGTCGCGCTGTACTCCCAGCGCCTGACCTGGACCAGTTCGGCGCCCTCGTACATCCCGAGAATCCGGCAGGTGTACGGCAGGAAGCCAAGCGGCGTCTGCAGCATCGCTTCGAACCACTTCGTTCCGTCCACCAGGGTGCGAGCGAACCACGCCTCGAAGAAGGCGGCCTGCTGGCTATCCATGTTCCAGGTGACTTTCGCCCTGGTGGGTACGCTCTGGGTTCGCCGGCGTTCTCGAACGTAGCCCGAAGCCATCGGAGTCGACAGCTTCGGGTTCGTCGTCTCGAAGGCGTAACCCTGTTGCAGCGGGTGCGGCAGTTGCGCCGGATATTTGATGATGTCGTCACTCATTACCGTCCCACCGTGGTAACGCCATATTTACCGGCCATGACCTGGTGTACCTGGCCATCGCCTTCCATGCTCCCGCACACGACGTCGAGCACCCACTGGGCGTTCTCCATCCTGACGTTTGCCTGGGTGCCGGGCGGCGCGTTGAAGATGTTGACCTCTGGCGCGAGACCGGCCGAAGCGGTGGCACCGCTGGACGAGCTCGACGCAGCGCCGCCGCTCGGAATCCGGTCGTTGGAGTTGATCGCCTCGAGCAATGACCGATTCCGCCTGGTCGCCTCGGCATTCACCACGAACTCGCCGTTGCTGAGCCAGCGGAGGTTGCTGTCGGAGGTGCCGGTGCCGGCGCCGTTGACCATCCCGCCAGTGGCCAAGCCTGGGATCACCGCCAGCGACGATGCCAGGGCCGTGGTGCTGGTGAGGGCGGCCGACGCGGGGATCGCTGCGCCGCCGAGAGTCGCAATCGACGCAAACGCCGCCGCAGGCGCCCAAGCCGCAGCGGTTGTGCCTGCCATGGCGACCGTAGCGGCGGTCTGAGAGGCGCCCAGGGTCATGGCCAGCACCGCATTCGCGGCCAACTGGACACCCATCTTCACGAAGCCGGCGATGATGTTCTTCAGAACCTCTTTCCCGAGGTCGCCGAGCGTGTTCAGCGAGAAGTTCAGGCTGGTGATGCTCTCGGATATCCCGCTGGTTAGGGTCTCGAAAGCGCTGGAGAAGATGCTCTGCGTCTGCCCCGCGACATTGGCGGCTTGCGCGCCGAAGTTCTGCACCGCAGCGGTCCAGCCGTTGATGGGGTTGGCCATGGCCGCGTCCATCTGTGCCCAGCCCGCCTCCATCGCAGCGACCTGTTGTGGCAGATACTCGTTGGTCAGGTCGATCTGTGCCTGAAGCTCCTGTCGCTGCTTCTCGGTGGTCGCCTGGGCCAACTCGGTCCGCAACTGGAGGACTCGGTCGTTGGTCTGCTGCTCCAGTTGGAGACGCTGCTGGTACCGTTCGGCCTCCTTGCTGCCCATACCGACCGCCGCGGCTTGGGCAGCGTACTGCTGGCGCTGAATCGAGAGTTGCCGCTCCATCTGCGCCTGGTACTGCTCGGCTGCGGTGAGGCCTTGGGCGCCCTTGATAGCCGCGGCGTAGTTAAGCGACGCCTGCGCCAGGGCCTTGCCGTACTCGTCGAGCGTGATTTTGCCCTTGCGCCAAGCGAGGTCGAGTTGCTGCTGCTCCTTGGTCAGGGTGCGCACAGCCTGGCCGGCCGGGTCGTACTGGGCCAGCAAGCGGGAGGCTGTATTGTCAGCCTCACGCACGCCGACATTCTGGCCGCGGGTCTTCGGCGCGCTCTTCTTCGCCTCACGCTCCTTGATGTCGGCGATCTGCTGCTCGATGTTCTTGCGTGCGACCGCGAACTTGGTCTCCTCCTCGGCTGTGAATCCGCCCGCCTCCATGGCGGCCTTTCGAGCCTTGTCGAGTTCCACCAGTTGCTTCTGGAGCTTCTCGGTCTGCGTCTGCGCGGCGGCGAACGTCGTGTTGATCGTATCGATGCCTTTCTTTCCGGCCGCCTGGATCGCGTTGTTCGTTGCCTGCTCCAGGTTCTTCGCGCCGTCGGCGGCGATCTTCGCCTGAAGGTCAGCGGCGCGCTTATATAGCGCATCGAGACTGGGCTGGCTGATCCCCAGGCCAAACGCGGCCCGGCCACCTCGCCCAATGCCCTTCTGGGCATTCTCGATCTGCTTGTAGACCTTCTGCAGTTGCTGTTCCGGCGACTCGGTACGCCCAATATCGAGCATGGCATCCCATGCTGACTTCGCGGCACTCTTCAGTCCGTTCCAAGCCTTCTCTACCACCCCCAGGTTCTGCTCCATCTCCGTGGAGCGGCTGGCCAGCGCGTTGGCGTATGCCTCGGTCGCAAGTCGAGCAGCATCCATTGTGCGCCCCTGCTCCTGCAGCAACTGGATGTTCGCGTACTGGCTCGCGGTCAGGAAGTTGAGCTGGTCGTCAAGCTTCTTCACCGCATCGACTGGGTTCTTGGCCAGGTCATTGAAGCTGTCGACCACCTCCTCGACAGACTGGTCGGTGACCTTCGACCAACTGATCGCCGCCGCGGCGATCTTTGGGTAGATGATCGTCAGTTGGTTGCCGGCGCCGGCCAGTTGCGTCAGCGCACTGGCTGCTTGAGCTACCGTTGCATTCCCTGCTCCGACCTGCTGCGCGAAGACCGAGAGTTGCCCGGCGGTGGTCCCGGCGGCGTTGCCGTTCTTGACCAGGGCGTTGGTCAAGCGCGACGACTCCACCGAGCCCTGGTAGAAAGCCAACGCCAGCACACCAGCGGCGGCGGCGGCGATGGTGTAGGGGTTTACCAGTCCAGCGATGTAGCCCCCGACGGCGCGCGCAGCCGGCCCAATTCCACCGAACATGTCCTTGAGTTGGCCGCCCTGCTGAAGCAGCACGGTCAAGGGGGCCTGACCAGAGGACAGGCCGACAACGATGTCCGTGATCTGAGCCGGCAGCATCCGCATGTTCGCCGACAGCGCTTTGGCCGACATCCTAGTGCGGTTCATGCCGCCCTCGGCGTCGCCCAGGGCATTACGCATCGCCGTCAGCCGCTCGGTGTACTCCGCCACCGTCTCAGCATCGACCAGGCGCAAGTTCTTGTAGCGAGCGAGCCGTTGCTGCATGTCGTCGAGGCGGTCGAGCGCCGCAACAGTGGGGTTGATCTGCCCCAGCAGGCGCGCTAGGCCGGCGCGCTCTGCGTCAAGGTCGCTCGCGGCTTCGCGCGCGCCGCGGCCCGCTCGACTGGTGGACTGATCCAGGTTCTGGGTCTCGTCCGCTGCCCGCGACATGTTCGCCGCGATGCGCGACAACTGCGCGTTGATCGCGCTCTGCCCCTGGGAAAACGTGCTGAACGTCGACACCAAATGCGACATCTGGGTGTTCAACTGCCCAAGTTGCGCGTTCGACTGGGTGATGCCCGTGTCAAGCCGACCGATACCTTGGCCCACCGACGACATCGCGTTTTCCAGGGCGACAGCGCGGGAGACAAGCGCCGTCATCTGCGAACTGGTCGACTCCGTCGCGCGCTCGATACGCGATAGCGACGCAACGGTAGCGGCCGCAGCCTTACTCATATTCGAGCCGAGGCGGACAGTCACCTCGCTGAGGCGGGAGGTGCTGCCGGCGGCTTCGTCCCCGCTGCGCTCCACCCGGTCTAGCGCGTCGCTAAGACTGGTCGCGCTCTTCTCAGCGCCCCGGGAGTCGATGATTATTGAGAGGCGACTTTCTTCCGCCATGGCGGTCTCCGGGTTCTTGTTCAGCAGGTTCTGATTGCGCCACGGCCCACTGGGCGCGGTACTCGTCGTCGAGCGCGAGGACCGCCGCCTCGAACTCGGCGATGGGGATGGCGGTGGGGTAACGCAGGAGGTAGGCGTCGATATCGCGGTGAGAAAGCGGGGCCGGCGCGCCGATCATGCCGATGAACTGCCGGCCCCTGCTGATCCGGTGGTAGGCCTCGAGCACCTCGGCGCAGACGGCGTCTATGGTGGGCTCCGCAGGGACCGGGAGCCCGAACCGTTCATGCTTCCATCGCTTCTTCTCGTTGTCGGGCCCCGCCCAGTCCCGAGCCCAGCGATACGCGCTCAGGACTTTCCCACGGTCTCCTGGGTACGCAGATCCGCGCGAACCGCGATGTCAGTGCCGGTCTTGAGCGCAAGCCAGTAGGCATCGGGGTGTTGGCGCATCAGCGCCTGGCCGCGCTCCGGCGTGTAGTCGGCGGGCACACCGGGCGCCGCCTCGTCCTGCACACCCTTCCAGTCCTTGATGATGTGCCTGGCCACCAGGCCAATCAGCAGGTCGTCGATATTGTCGAACTGAACATCGGCCAGAGTCAGCGGGCTGAACTGGCTGGTTCCGACGCCGGCCTGAGCATCGATCGCCTGCATGTGGCGGTTGATCATCGCGTGGTGGGACTGGAAAAGCGGATCGCCAGTCGACCCCACCAGCAGCGAAAGGTCGGCCTCCGCTTCTACGTCGCAAGGCGACAGATGCCCCTGCTCGTCCAGTTTGAGATGAAGCCAGCGGGTGCCGTACAGGTCGATTTCGGGCTTTTTCTTCAGGGTGATGGCCATGCTGTTCCTCTGCGGTAAAAAGGCCCAGCGCGCACCGCAGTGCGCGCCAGGCAAGGGGTTACGCGGTTACGGTGATCGCGCAGGTATCGGTCTTGGTCGGGTCCGCGGTGCTGGTAGCGGTGATCGTTGCGGTGCCTACGGCCACGCCGGTGACCAGGCCGGTGTCGTTCACGGTGGCGATCGCTGCATCGGAGGTGGACCAGGTGACGGTCTGGCTGGCGCCGGCCGGTAGAACCTCGGCTTCCAGGTCTACGGTTTCACCGGCGGCGACCGAGGCGGTATCCGGCGTGACGGTGACGCTTGCAATCACGATCGGCGCCGGCAGGCGGGTGATGGTCGGCGGGATACGGCGCGCGGTGTAGTTCAGCTCGACCTGGACGATTTCCTCGGCGCCGGCATCCGGCCAGGACCCGTTCACTTCCATCTCCGGGAGGCTGATGCGATAGCCGCCGTCGGCGTTGCTGACGGTGAACTCCAAACTGATGGCGTCACCGGTCTGCTGTGCCTTCCAGAGCTGATAGGCCATCTTCGACCAACTGATCGTGATCGATCCCGACGGCGTGAAAGTCGTGGGGATGATGTTGCCCGGGAACGGGTTGCCGTTGCCGATACAGCGCTGGGTCTGTACCGCGTTGTCGAACTGCAGGTTGAAGCTGTCGACGCAGGCATTGCCCTCTCCCACCTGCTGGTCGTTGAGCTTCAGGCCGCTGATGTCCTTGAACGAGTAGCGGCGCTGCGCCGGCTCTGGCTGGGCGTTGACGATGAACGAGGTGTCATCGGCCTTATCGCTCCAACTGGTGGCAGCGAACGTGGTGGTGACGGTGATCTCGTTGTCGCCCGGGAAGTCGAACGCCATCGTCGCAACCTGGGCGCCACGGGCGATACCGGCGACGCCGATATCCGCGGCATAGGTGGCCAGGGAGAAGGAGATGCGGTCGTTACCCATGGTCAGGACGTTCGCGACCCAGTTCTTGCCGAAGCAGGAGGCCATGAACTCATCCAGCGCCCCGTAGCGCCATTTGCTCTCGATGTCACCGCCAACGTCGACGGTGGTCATGGCGGTACCCTGGGCCATACGGTCGGCACCGATCTCGTTGTTGGCCTCAGAGTTGTAGGTCGGTGTCACCCCGTTGCTGATACGGGTGAGCGTGTGCCAGTCGCCCGGCGGGGTGACGCCGGGGGTTACCTCTTTGATCCAGGCAAGCTGGATCTTCGCGCCGCTACTCATGGGGGCGTTTCTCCTGTGATAGGCGAAAAAAAACCGCCGTGCGGCGGTGGGTGAGTCGGGCTCAACCAGCCCGGTAGGGGATCGTCAGGTTGGCCTGGTACCAGCCGTGTCCATCATCGCCGGGAACGGCTTGGGAGACGGCAAAGCACTCGAACGGCAGGACCGGGTCGCTGTAGAACTCGAAGTGCTCGCGCAGCGTATCGGCGGTCCGAGTCAGCAGCAGCGTGCCTTTGTAAGTCGGCACGAAGAGCTGCACGATGATCAGGCCGCTACGGCGAACACAGGGGCCGTTGCCGATCTCAGTAGCCGCAGAGGCGCCAGGGATATCCGCCAGGCGCGCCCAGATCGGCTTCCCGTCCGGCTTGAATGGCCCTTTTGGGTTGTTCGGGTAGTCGACGTCATCGCCCGGTATCGCGGCCCACTCGGTCATGCGCGTGATGATGACTGCCCGGATCTGTTCGAAGGTCATGAATATCTCGCCGTGACGCTATGGAAGCTGACGCCATAGATACCCGCCGGAGCCTGGCCAGAGTGGCCATCCTCCAGCGCGCCGGCGTAGATCAGGTTGTTCTGGATGTAGACGACCGAATACGGCGCAAGCGCCGCCAGTGCGGCCTCCCCCATCGCCAGGGTCTCGTGGCCGTCCTTGTCGTAGCGGTCAAGCGAGTAGTAGACCGGGAGGTCAACGCTGACGATGTTGTTGGCTTTGAATCGACCGGTATCGACTGGTGCACGAATGGTGATCTGCTCGAGCATTTCGATGGTCAGCCGCCGCTGGTGGTTGGCCACGGCCTGGCCGACGTTCTCGGCGAAAGCCGACGGAGGGATGCTCCATGATCTCCCGCCCTTCCCCTTTGCCATCACGCTTTCCTCAACTGCAGATCGTGATGCACGCCGGCGGGATCACCGCCAACGCGCACGATGCGATAGCCCGCCAACGGCCCACCAAGGATCGGGACCACGTCGGTAGTGCTCAGTTCATGGCCGACGGCGGGCTGGTCCGACACCTCGTTGATCAGAGCGATCAGTTGGATGTCGCCGACCAGGATGTTGATTCCGTCGATGCGGTTGGCCTCGTAGTTGTGGAAGACCCCGCGCCCGGAGTACCGCACGGGTTGGCTGGTGGTGGTCTCAGTGACCGGATCGAAGACGCCCGGCCCCGGATACTCGCCAGCGAACGAGGTCACCGACTCGCTGAACACGCTGTCGAACATCTGGCCGAAAATAGCCTGCATTTCGTCACGCACGGACACCTCCGATTTCGTACTCGACCCAGCACCGGCAGCCGGCGGTTTCGTTGTCGCCGGCCCCGAGCGTCTGGTCACCGGGGAACATCAGCAGCGCGCCACCGCCCGTCACGAACGGACTACCGAGTTGCTGTCGCTGGCCCTGCATCGGCGAATGAGTGTGCCGAACGCGGTTGTCGCCGACGTTGTGCCAGGTCTTCAGGACTCTGCTGCGCTCCAGTCCATTGGCGACAAGTTGCTCGTAGACCTGATCCCGTCCGGCGCTGAAGGCGTCGTGTGCCTCCGTCGCGGCGATCTGCTCGGCGCGGGTCCGCAGCAGTCGCTCGGAATAGCGGCCGACGATGCGATCGACATCCGCCGACGGGATCGGGCGGCGCGCCTCGACGGCTCGCTCGACCAACCTGTCGAACCGCCGATCCCTGCGAATGCGTGTCAGGTACTGGCGCATCTGCGCAGGGTCCCCGCTGAGCAACTGGGCGCGGGCGTTGGCCACTGCCTGAGCGTAGTTGCCGGAGAGTCCGGTGATTCCTCCGGTTCGCTGCCCAGTCTGCGGGCTTCGCCGGCCGACGATATCGAGTGCTGTCGCGCGCGGCGGGCGCCCCAGCAGATCGGCCATCTGGATCGTGTGGCGGACAGCCAGGCGCGTAGCATCATCGATGTCGCGCTGCAGGGCGCGGGCGTGCTCCGATAACCAGGTCGACGGCCCCGGACCTACAGGGTCGAACTCCGGGACCGGCCGTCCCGGAAAAAACTTGATTTCGAGGCTCGCGCCGGCCAGGTAGGTGGACCGCAGTTGCTCCAGGAACACCGCCAGCAACCCCAGCGACAGCACCGAGACAATGGAATCCTCATCCTGCTCGTTGATGTAGCGCTCGATCTCAGCCACGACAGCGGCATCCGTCACCGACCTGACCCGGTCCAGGTACGCCCTCTGCAACGCCGGCTCCTTTCCCTCGATTGCGCGCAGGATCTCGGCCTCGGTCATACCGTGAATACCGCTGGCATCGGGCACCGCAACACCATGATCGGCGCCAAGAGATCGTTGATGACCCCGACGAAGGGCTTGTTGGGCTGCTCGTCGCCTTCGGCTGGGCCGAAGAACTCGGTTTCGAGCGGCCCGACCTTGGCGCGTTTCACCGCGGTGGTCGCAACGTAGTCCGGATTCAGGCTGCCGGGCTTCAACAGTTCGCGCAGCGCGGCCTCGTAGGTGGCCTGCTCGACCTCCCGCGGCACCTCATCAGCCGGAACGGGCTCCCCTTCACGGTCAATGGCGCCTGCGCGCGGCCATTGCAGCGCTTGGGCTCGCCCCCCGGCTTTCTTGCCAGGAAAGACCAGCACGCATCCAGAGACCGGCTGTTGGGTGCCAAGGCCGTCGATGTAGGCTGATGCCCGGGCCAGAGCTGCTTCCTTGTCGGCCTCAGCAGCAGCCGCCCAGGCGGCATTGCCTCGGGTCTGGTGGTAGGCATCAGCACCAGCCACGGTTCCGTAGAAGTCGGCCATCATCGTTCTCGAATAGGTGGGCCATCCTGGCCCAGTCGACCATCCATGAGGCGGGTATTACCGCTGCTCGGCCTGCTTGTCGGCCAGGGCCTTCTGGAGTTCCTCCAGAGAGGCATCAGGACCAGCCGGCACTCCGAGGGTGGCCAGTTGTTCGATCAGCGCTTCTTTCTGAGCCGCCTCGTCAGCGGGCGGCGTGGCCTTGGCCTTGACCTCTGCCAGTTTCGAAACCAGGGTCTCGGTCTTGCTGTTGGCGCCGGCATTCACGCCCAGGGCCTTCAGCTCGGCGAACAGTTGCTGGCGGTACGCCTCTTCGCCGCCCTGGGTGTCGCTCTGCACACCGCCCTCGATCACCAGCACGCCGGTGACCACGTAGAAGGCGAGGTTCTTGCGGTCCTTGATATCGTCCCACTCGGGCACGTCAACAGACGCGCCCGGCGGGATGACGGCACCGCTCGGCAGGCCGATGGGGGTGATGCGGTTGGTATTGGTGATGAGCGCCATGGTCCACCCCCGTCAGATGCCGTCGGTGTAGCGAACTTCCGCCGGACGACGGATATCCACGCCACCGAGGCGGAAGATGCCGGGAACTTCCCAGCGGATCGGACCGGCCTGGTACACCTGCAGGAAGCGGTGCGGCATCGGGATATGCATCTTCAGCACCGACGGATCGCGGCGGTAGCTGATCATGCGCGCGGTGCCGCCGGCGCCGGCGGTGTCCAGGCCGTTCAGGCCCTTGATCATCAGCGGGCGGCCGGTCTGAGCGGTGTACACGTTGTTGCGCTGCAGGTAGGTCAGGATCGATTCCAGACCCTGTTCGTTCACCTTGCGGGTGGCGATCAGCAGGAACTTCGCGTAAGGCAGCAGCAGGGTGTCGGAGAACGCGGTGAACAGCGTGCCTTGCGTCTGGAGGGTCAGCGCGGTGTTCACGTCGGCCAGGATCTGGTCGGCGGTGGCGGTTTCCCAGTTCCCGGTGACGGCGGAGCCCGCGGTAACACCCGGGTAGTTGAACAGGCCACTGAAGCCCTTGGACGCGTCACCCGCCAGGGCTACGCGGTCCACGAACTCCTCGTAGGCGCGACGCGCGGCGGCGGCATCGTCACCGGTCAGGTTGATGCCGAGCATCTGCGCCTGGCTGATCTCTTCCAGACCATAGCCATAGCCGATGGCAGCCATGTGCACGCTCGACTCGAACTTCGAGCGCTCGGTGCTGGCCAGCGGAAGGTCGTCGGCGTTGCCGTTGACCCAGTCGGCCTTGCCTACCTTGTCGGCCGAGTAGAAGGTGACGGTCTTGATCCACTCGGGCGCCGAGGTATCGACCGGGATCAGTTGCGGATACTGGATATCCGGGTAAACGATCTCGTTGACCTGGCGCTCGATGTAGGTGGTCTGCGAGACCACGAAGCCCAGGGCGGCCTGGGCGTCGAGCAGCTTGAATCGGCTCATGGTTTCTCCTTAGCCCAGGCGGACTTGAGCGAGTTGATTGGTGCCAGTGGTGCTGGTGTCGAAGCGCGCCCCGGCGACCTGCACGTTGTCGGTCGCGACGTTGGTCCAGGCGCTGGTGGCCGGCACGAAGTAGACCGGATCGCCTGCGGCGACCTGCACGGCGGCGGTTACCCAGATGGCGCCCTCGGTCATGACGCGGGCCGACTCGTACTGGCTGTACTGGTTGGCCTCGGCCTTGACGGAGCGGTCGCGGACGCTGATGCCGACGAACTTCGCGGCGGTATCGCCAGTAGTCGGCGCACGGCCGGCCTTGTCGGCGGTGCCCTGCATGACCGGGATGCCGAACGCCAGGCCGCCAGCGGCCTCGACGGTGCGTGAGATCAGGGTCTTCGGGACTTCGTCGACGATCATGCCCGGCAGGCCGGGGCGGATGTTCGCGCTGTAGGTGGTTTGAACGGCGGGCATTATTTGTCACCTCCTTTCCAGGCGCCGTTGACGCGCGCCTCGTAGGCCGCCTGACCGTTGTCAGCCGGGTTCGACGGTTTGCTGTCTTGCTGTTTCAGGTGGACACGCACCGGGTCGTTACTGGCGGCATCCTCGAGCAGGATGTCGAAGCGGGCGGCGATGTAGGCCTCCGGCTTGTCCTTGATGGCGGCGTCGCCCAGCTTGGCCACGACGGCCGCTTTGCGGATCTCTGCGGCGGACTTGCCGGCATAGTCGCCGTCAGCGATCAGCATCGCGCTGGCGATCAGGTCGGCGCGCTCTCGCACCAGTTTGTCGATGTCGGCGTCGCTCAGTACCTTGGCCTTCAGCCCATCGATCTCGGCGTCCTTCTTCGCCAGTTCGGCGTCTTTCGCTGCCATCGCGGTCGCATGAGCATCCTGGATGGTCTTGAGGTTCGCCCCGGCGTCGCCGAGTTGCTTCTGCAGCTTCTCGACGACCTGGGCGCCCTGCTCGGTGGTCTCGATCGTGAGGCCATCGACCAGGAGTTTGCGGAGTGCATCAGCCATGTCATGGCCTCCTGTGGGGGTTGTTTGCGCAGGTTTCTTGGCGCCGGGGGTGCGCGAATCCCCGATGCGCAGTTGCTCGCCGCCCCTGGCGTGATCGACCAGGGCGAGGTGGTTCATTCGCATCGGGCCAAGCCGGGCGTCGTAGGTCTCGCCGGTGGGGGTCACCCCATCCTCGAAAATGACCTCTGCCTCGAGCCCCATGGATAGCTCGCGCTTTCCTGCCTCGTAGTCGCGGATCGCATCGGCATCCATCAACACCAGAGGCACGCGCACGAAGTCGCCGTCTCGCAGGACCTCCGAGCCGGTCTGGCCGATGGCGAGCTTCTTCCAGTTCTCAGCGGTGACCTCGCCGTGGTGGCCGTTGGTCATGGGGCGGTAGGCGTAGGAGCGCATGGCGTCCTCGGCGAAAACCGATTCCGGTGGCCGGTACACGCGGACAATGGGTATGTCGGGCTTGCCGACCTCGGAACCCAGGTATTCCTGGATGCCAGTGCGCGCTACCCGGGCATCGGCCACGAGGTAGCCGTCAGCGGTCCGGCGAACGCCGGACACCGACACGGAGTCATGAAGAAGCATCGTTATTCCTCGTCGAGGCGATTCGCCCAGCCCTCGCCGATCTCTTCGAAGACCTCCGGGCCGAGCTCGATGACGCCGCGGTACGGCTCAACCTGGTCAAGGTCGACGCTGCCGGGCTGGTAGGTGAAGGTGATGTGGGGCTGGTAGTCCGGCCAGTCCCAACTGGCGCCGGCATCGCGAATTTCGACGTGCCTCCAGGTCAGGTCAGAGGAGTTGAACAGCAGAACCACGGCCCCTTTGCCGAACTGCTCGACCAGGCGCGGGCCGCCGGCGGAACAGGTCAGGTTTCCGTTCGGCTTGACCGTCCAGGCCTGGGTGACCTTCATCCAGTCGACGGGCGTCCGGCTGTAGGCAATGGTGACGTGCAGGTCGTGGGCGGGGAGCGTGGTCTCGAAGCCCTGGTCCTTCGCCCAGTCAATGATCGCGCCGGCGTTCAGCACCCGGCGCGAAACGTACAGCGTGCGCGATGCCGCGTCGTTCAGCGCCTGGCTGGACGATCCGTTGCCACCCTCCTCGTCCTGCTCGCCCTCGGGCACTTCGGAGCCGAACTCCTCCAGCGCCGATTCCAAGCCCGGCATCACGCTGTTCTCGACCAACAGGGTCTCGGCAGCCTTGCTGAGCGCGTCCTCGGGGAAGAGCCTTGTCTCGGCGATGGTCTTGATAGTCTCGGCGGTGATCTTCCCGATGTCCGCCCGCTCCTTCGCTGTGGTCTGCCAGAGGCTGTTCCAAACGTAATGGATCTCCGGCGGTCGGCTGCCCAGCGCGGACCGCACCAGGCACTCGTCCAGCACCGACATGGCCGGCGTGATGTCCAACTCCTGGCTGGACTGGATGCGGTCGTAGTAGTTACGCAGGTCGGCCTCACCAGTGGAGTTCATGCCGGCGGGTGACTGGCTGAGCATGCGCGTAGCCGGAATATCGGCAGCGCCGCAGCCCGCTTGCATGAAGCGGTCCATGATGTCCGGCAGCGTGCCGAAGTTCGCCGATTTGCTGTCGTACTCCTCGTCCTTGTCCAGCATCAGGGTGCCATTGATTCCCTTCGCCATGGCCGCCAGACGCATGCGCTCCAGCACCAGCTTCTCGTACTTCGGGTCCTGCATCCCCTGCATGAAGTCGGGGATACGGATCACGTCGACCTTCGCTTCGAAGATGAGGCTGGCCACGTTGGCCATGGTGCTGTCGATCTGTTGGATGGCCTCGAACACGGCCTGCAGGACCGAGTCTCCCCAGCCGAACTGATTGCCGCTGGCCAGGTCCTGGTCAGGGATGTCGGCGCCGGTGAAGATCACCAGCCGGGACGGGTGAATCTCGATCGCGCTGCCGCCGAGCCGGTAGGCCTTGGGCTTGCCGTAGTTCGGTGACATGACGTCACGATCCTGCTCGGTTGCCGACAGGTCGCGCCGGCTCATCACCGTCAGATACTTGATGCCGCCGGCCTGGACGCGCTCGGGTACCAGAGGCTTGCTGGTGTCAGTTTCGCCGGTACCGATGAAGATCGCTGCGCCGCCCCACAGCCGCGCCTTGGTCAGAGCTTCCTTGGTGCGAGCCTGAACCTGCAGGCGCTTCTCCTCGGCCTCGATCTTCTCGATCTGCGCCTTGCTGGCCTGCCATGCCCGCCAGCGCCTGGTCGCATCTTTCGCCGGGATATCGACGACCTTGCGCGGGAACCAGGCGCCGCGATACGCGTTGTGCAACTGCTCATCGGTGAGCACGACCGGCGCGTAGAAGCTGCCGGCGGCCTTGTCTCGCTCCGTGCCCAAGTTGGCCACGAAGTTGACCAGCTTGTCAGTGAGGAAGCGCCTTACGCCCATTAGGAAACACCTGCGAGGGAATACTTCGTGATCGGGTATTCCTTGTGGATGAAATAGCCACCCGCATCGTTGGGGTGGTCGATGTCGGCCGCCTTGTCCGGCTCGCCGTTTGTGCCCCACACCTGCTGTTCCAGGGCGTCGGCATAGGTCGGGCACCGGTCGGGGTTGACCCGATACCGGCGCTCGCCCTTGGCGTTGCAGAACATGGCGTTCATGGAGTTGATCCGGTCCTTGACCGGCGGGTTGGCGGCGGGCGCCGAGACAATGAAGCCGGCTTGCTTGAGCAGCGCGATGTCGGTCTCGCTGGCCCGGACGGACTTGCGAGAGTCGCCGGAGGCGTCGGGGTAGATCCTGATCTGACGGGTCGGCCGATAGTCGCCGTCGGCGTACAGCCAGAACCGCTCCTTGATCTGGCGGATCATGTCCGGGGTGTCGTACCCGTTGACGATCTCGTCGACCGCGTGCGGCAGTCCCAATCGCTTCACATGCACGACGGCGGCCATCTTGCCGACGTTGAAGTCCATACCCACGAATATCGGCTCGCCTGGCTGAACCGTCTCCTGCGAGGCGTTAAGAGTGCGGTCGTAGGCGGTGTAGATGGTGCCCGCCGTCAGGTTGACGAACTGGCCGCGCAGGTACGCCGCGATCAGTTGCGGCGGGTACGACTCCATCAGCGAATCGATGTAGTCGTCCGGCAGGTTCGCCTCGTTGTCGTAGGTGCTGGCCTGGACCAGGCCATATAGGTCCTGCAGGTGCGGCTTCTCGCGCAATTGCTTCACGAACTGCTGGAAGACGAACTTGAAGCCTTCCGGGGTGGTGGTGACGTCGACACGGTTGCGCAGGCCGTCCACCTTGTAGCGCATCCGCGCGATGATCTTGCGCCAGGCCTGCTGAGCCTTCTGCGCTGGTAAAACGTCGATCTCATCGCTCAGCGCGCGGCCGACCTTGAAGCCGACGATGGTCTGCGGCTTCTCCATGGAGCGGCAGATGATCGTCGTGCGGTAGGCGCTACCGCTGTACAGGTGAACCTCATGGTTCGCCTGGTTGATCTTCGTCCGCAGCCCCCAGTCGAAAGCCACCTCCTCCATCGTCGGATAGAAGATGTCGCGGATCTGGGCGTAGGTCGGTGCGAAGTAGCCGGCGTTGATGCGCGGCCACTCCCAGGCGTGCTGGGCGAGCCCTGAGCAGCCCACCCACGTCTTGCCGGAGCCGAACCCAGCGACAAAGCCGCAGAACTTGTGCGGAAGCGCCAGGAACTTTGCCTGAGGCACGTTAAGCGTCGGCATCGCGCACCCTCGCATCGATGATGGTCACCGCGATGCTGGTCGGCGGCGCTTCGTCCTCGGGGTTTTCCAGCAACTTCAACTCGGCGCGCTTCTTCGCCACGTCCAGGCGCTTGAGCTCCAGGTCGAGCGCGGCAGACTCGGTGCCGACGTGCCGGCTCAGCAGTTCCAGATTGCGTAGCTTGTCCGGCCACTTGACCTTGCGGAGCACGCCGGCGATGCGGCGGTCGTCACCGCGGCCCTCGAACAACTCGGCGATCTCGATGCCGGACAGGAACTGGCGCCAGGCCCGGGGCCAGTCGCGGATCGACCGGAACGATCCGTCGTCCTCGAGGATGTCGAGCACGTCCATCTCGTCGATCTCGCGGAGCCGCCGGATCACATAGTCGGCCTCGACCTCGGTGCGCTTCGAGCGCTCGGCCATGGCGGCCTGGATGGCCTGAGCAACCTCCGGCCGCTGGAGCAGTTGATAGCCAATCTCCGCCGCGCGCCGGGTGCTGTAGCCGGCCCGAATCGCGGCCTGCGTCGCGTTGAGGTCTATCAGGTACTCGTCGACGAAAAGGCGCTGTTTCTTGGTCAGCGCCATGATTTACCTCACAAACGAAAAGCCCCGCACTAGGCGGGGCTTGGCGGCTATTGTTTAGCCTCTACGCACAGAAACGGTGCCGATTCCGGGATCAGAATATTTCTTGAGGACAGCGATATCGAACACGTCCTCCATCTTCTTGGACTTGTCGAACCAAACGCATCGTGCGCCTTCCCTGGGGCCCATGGGACTGAAGTCTCCAAGTTCCGAGATAACCATCTTCGGCCCACCGCTCTTCAGTTGAACCTCGTCGCCCTTAACTAACTCCGACATTGCATATCTCCTTTGCTGGTTGGAAATGACGATATAGGGCCGCTTGCCACTATTTCAATGGCTCAGCACCTGCGTCGTTCCGCCCCATCGCGCCGCCAGTCCTGGTGGAAGATCTGCTTCCGGCGCGTCCAGGCGTAGCCAACGATGCCGAAGTGCATCACCACCGCCCAAGGGCTGACCCAGTAGCCTTTTGCCAGCTCGACCAGCAAGCCGAAGGCTCCGAGGGCGACCAGGTAGAACGACAGGCTCAGGATCGGACGCTCGAACAGGTGGACGGAGCGCAGGAAGTCTAGCGCGGCAAGTACCACCAGAATGCACAGCAGGGAGTCCAATCCCATGAGGATCGAGTTCATCATGGTCAGGCACCTCGGGGCGTGAGGAAGCGCTCCGCAAAGGCTTTCAGGCCGGGGATCACGTTCATAGCCAGCAGACCGATGGTGAACGCGACGCCGGCGAGGAAGGCATCATCCAGGGGGATGAGGTAGGTTCGGGAGAGCCAGCCGGCGACAGGCTGGGTCCAGTAGGTGGAGCAGCCAAACCCGGTTCCGACTGCCAGAGCGGCCTGGAAACGGGTGAGATCTTTCAGAAAGCCGAGCGAGAGGATAGAGCCCCAGAACCCAGCGATGGTCACGCTGTACTTGGCAAACAGCGCGCCAATACCGATGGAGGTCGTGGGTTCCATCTGGTCCTCCGGCTGAAAACAAAAAACCCGGCGCGAGGCCGGGTTTTGGTGTGTTTATTCGTGCGGGTGTAGTTCTGCACCATGGCAAAAAGATACCCAAATGCTCTTCAAATCGTCAAGCGACCCGTTTCAGGCGCTCCCGCTGGGCCCAGTAGGCCGCCACGCGGTCGTGGTAGCGCTGATGGACACTGGGGCACTCCAGGATGTCCTCGCCCCACTCCTCCCGGTATGCCTCCCCGTACCGCTTCATCCTCGCCGCCCACCGCGCCAACTGCTGGTCCGACATCCCGCGCAGGCGTTCGGCCAAGCGCTGCTGGTGATGATCCCGGCGCTCGGCGTAGGCCTCTGCGCGCTGCACCGCCACCGTATCGCGGTCAACCTGATGCCAGCGCCAGCCCGCCCCCTTCCGCAGGCCGCTCTGCTTCGCCACCACCTCGGCGACCGGCCTCAGCGCCTGGGCGTCGAGCCGGTCGATGTGGCGCGCCAGGCGCTCCCAGGTACTGGCATAGTCCCGCGCCCAGTTGCCGGGGTCGATCCGGCAGCCGAGGCGCTCCTCGATGAAGAGGCAGACCTCGCCCGGGCGCAGCGTGTCGCGGCCATTCACCGCCCGCTTGTGCGAGTTGATCGCCGCCAGCGCCATCCAGTAGGCCCGCTCACCCTGGCGCTGGGTCAGTTGGCCGAGCCCGGAGCCGATCCACACCAGGCCGTGGGCAATCGCCACATCGTCGCCGGTAGCCAGCGGCGAGTACAGCGTGTGGCCGAAGTGCTGCAGCGGCTTCGGCAGCGAACGGATGGCAGCCTGCACCAGGCCGGCGGCAAGCATGTGGGCGCTACGCCCATTGGTGTCCTTGCGGTCGGGGTGCGTCTCGTTGGCCACCCGCCCCTTCTTGCCCAGCGCGGCCTTGTCGGCCGCCACCGCCAGCACTGAGCTCCGACTCTCGTAGAAGGCGTCGTGCCAAGCCTGGCGCGCGCTGATCAGTCTCATTTCGACTCTCCCCTGTAGTTTCCTGTAGTCACTGCTCGCCCTCGAGGAGAGGGACGACTTTCACTCGCACTCCCGGCGTTTCGCCGTAGCGCTTCCCCACCACTGCCTTCACGACCTGGACGTCGTCCTTCCAGACGACGCCGTTCAGGCCGTCGTAGATCGCTTTGATCACGTTGTCCATATCGGGCTTCTTGGTGGGGTACAGGCCGCCGGCCAGCGCCAGCGACTTCCGCTTTTTCGACATCGATTGAGGAATGCTCAGCGCGATGTCGAGCTCGACCAGCACTGGGCCCTCGAACAGCGCGCGACCTGCCATGGCCTGCTGTCCGCTGTGAGCGATCAGCCCCTCGTAGTTCGCCGTCTTCGCCGGCGTGAACATCCTGGCGTGGGCACCGACGCGACCGATACGCGGTCTTCCCTTCCCTACCGGCTCGCCGGGTACGGTGAACATCACCGGGCGGAAGTCATGCATCACGGCGCACCTCCGGCGCTTTCCGGCGCATCTTGGCCAGCAGCAGTTCCCGCGCCTGGGCGCCACTGAGACCATCCAGCCCCTGGGCTTGCATCCGGTGGAGCAGTTGCTGCTCGGCAAGCTCATCGGCGCGCTGCAGCTCTGACTTCTGGCTGTCGTGGCCAATCGCCTTGGCGACCTTTCCGTCCAGCGGCTCACCAGCCTCGAGGCGTCGGACCACTACGGCATAGTGATGCTCGAACTCAGCGCGAAGTCGCTTGTCGCCGTACTGGGCCCGACGAAGCTCGAACAGGCCTGTGAGTTCGGCAGCCACCTTCACGACCTTGTGGCTGTAGCGCTGCTCCAAGGCTTCGTACCAGGCGCCCTCGGCGCTCGGCAAACCGTCGACCTTGCGGCACAGCCGCAGGAACTCCTTGAGGCTCGGAGGAAAGTCCTGATCCAGCACCATCCGCTGGAGGCCTCGGTCGACCTGCATGTCGCTCAGGTGCTTGATACCGGTCAGCCAGACTCGCTTGGCGAGCGTCTCCGCACGACGTTCCCCGTAGTGCTTCTCGTACCAAGCCGGATAGCTGGTTTTGAGGGTGGCGAACACGCGCTTCACCGCCCTGCGCGCCTGGGCGTCAAGTTCGACCAGATTCTCGATCTGCGGCTCACCAGTCGTCGTCGTGGAGGATGTCAACAGCGTTGCGCGAACGTCGTGCAGCGGGTCGCTGACGTGCTTGGGCGTTTCGTCCATCGGTTTGCTCATGGCGGTGCTCCGCATGCGGTGCTGTTGCCATCCGGTGGCGCTCCAGCAAGAGTTCATCGAGAAAATTTCGGTAGTACAGAGGGGAGTCAGGCGGGGCGCCGAGCTTGGCTTCGGCGATCTCCATTGCCGCGAGCATCTGCTCCGCGGTGACACCGCGCTCGACCCAAGAGGCGAACAGCGGCATGGTCCTGGCGGTCTGCACCGCGTGGATCTGGAATCCGCGCTCTCGGATGAAGAACTGGCACCACTGTCCCGCAGTGGCCGGATCGGCTGGGCATTCGCGCACGCACGCGTTAGGTACGGTACGGTTATTACCGGATACCGGAGGTGTGCCCACTTTTTCACTTTCACCCCCACCCACATATCTGCCCTCTTTTTCCGGGAAAGCCGCGTAGTTACTGGGTTCCGACCCTCCCACATAACTGCCCGCTTCATCTGCCCACTTAGTGCCCACTTTTTTTCGGACGGATTGATCCCGTGAAGCCTTCGGCAACTCAAAAATCAGGCGCCTTTCGGCCAAGTTGGGGCCCACCAGGCCCACCTTCTGCAGCCAGACCAGCGCCCGCCGCAGCTCCTTTTCGGAAGGCTCGCCGCCCTTGATGCCCTGGTGCGGCTCGACGTAGAGCTCCTCGGCGATCGACTTCCACGAAATGCCGCGCCGCTCGCCGACGATGCCTGTTGCGAAGTCCATGAACGGGCGCAGGGCGAACACGTAGATCTCACGGGCAAGCATGGGCAGGCCGCGGAGCGCCTCCCGCTCCTCGTCGTTGATCTGGAAGGACGGCACGGATCACCCTTCGCCCGCCAGAACCGACTTGGCCATGCGGCTGAGCGTGGTGCATTTCGCCGCAGTGGAGTCCAGGGCGTTGATCAGGTCCGGAAGGAACTGGCCATCCCGCGCATCGAGGACCATGTCGTCGAAGACCCTGGTGCCGACGCCGGCGACATCACCGAGGCGACGCATCAGCGCGCCGAACACCTTCATGGCGTCCATGCCCTCGGCCACGACCGGGCGCACCGGGAGCAGCCCGTATCGGCCGGACAACTCCAGCAGTGCGCGTTCGCGCCAGGGTTGCTCCAGTGCCTGTACCCAGGACTCTTCAATCCAGGCTGGGATCTCGACGTCGCCGTCGAGCCAGCGTTCCACCCGCTTGCTCCAGTTCTTGTAGATCCGGGCGTAGTCGACGTGACTGGTGGCCGCCCCTTCCAGGGCCTTCAGGTCCGGGTAATCCTTGGCCCGGCAGCGTTCCGGCGCCCGCAGGTTCAGTTCGATGTTCAAGCGTTCGGCGAACCCGTCCTGCGACATGCTGGTCCGGGCGATCATGTCCTCAGCGATGGCGATCAACACGGCATCGCGGGTTTCGTGTCGAGGATTCGACGTATGCATGGTGGCCCTCCTGGGCGACGATGGTTCGGCTCAGGGCGATCAACTGGCCAGGCGCTCGGCGCCGGTTTCAGGCTCTGGGAAAACATCCGCCATCGAGCACGCCACACCCAAGGCGTTCAGTGCATGGACAATGCGCCTTGCCTCGTCTAGCCCGGGGGTGCGCGCACCGCGCTCATAGTTCGCCAAGCGGGATTGTTTCCACTTCAACTGGCGATAGAGATCGGCCTGCTTTACGTTCGCGCCCTCGCGGAGTTCACGGATTCGATTCATTGACTGGCTCCTATCGAGTCACGCCAACAGGATAAACACGCATTGTGATGATAGCAAACACAATTAGTGAAAGGGATTTATTGCAGGCCGTGATTAGAATCGACGGCATGAACACACTTGGCTCACGCATAGCGCACTACCGCTCACTCAAAGGCATTTCGCAGGCGAAGCTTGCGAAGGCTTGTGGCTGGGCTTCGCAATCACGGATCGGTAACTACGAGAAGGACACGCGCGAACCGTCCTTGGACGACCTGGAGCTAATAGCTCAGGTGCTTGACGTAACGGTCGCTGAACTGATTGGATCGGAATTGACCATTTCTGGAAGCCTTCAGAACGTGGAGCCTCCGCTACAGCCGTCGCGGGGACCGCAGGCCTACCCGCTCATCAGTTGGGTTGCAGCTGGAGGATGGATGGAGTCGTGCGACAATTTCTTACCTGGCGACGCCGAGGAATGGCTGTCGTCCGAGGAGAACGCAGGGACCAATGGGTATTGGCTTGAGGTCAAAGGCCGATCGATGTTCGACCCAACCGGCCTTGCTCCGGTGTCGTTCCCGCCAGGGCATCGCATTCTGGTCCAGCCTGAAGGCTTCGACGTGATCAGTGGGAAGTTCTATGTTGCCCGCTTGCGTGGCGAGGACGGTCGCTGGGAAACGACGTTCAAGCAGTACGTCCGCGACGCAGGAAGCTCCTACCTCCAACCCCTAAATCCCACCTTCGAAACGCTGAAGGTTGACGACAACGTCGAGATCATTGGAAGGGTCATCGATTCCAGACCGCCGCGCTCAGTGTTCTGAAGCCGGCGAATGGGAGCTTCCAAATGGAGGACCACTCCGTTCTCGCCCTGCTGCTGGCAGTCGAAGTTATTGACGCGCCAGAGGCGTCAATTCCTCCGGATATCCTTCCCGATCACCTATTGCTCGTCGCTCTAGATCAGACCCACCCCAAACGAGCCGTCATCGATTCCTGGTCGCCATTCATTGCACTCGCCGCGCGCCAGCGTGCCCGGGGAGTTCTGGGCACCGACGAGGTCATCTACGGCTACCGGTTCTCAGCGACAGTACAACTACGGACACCACTGCACGCGCTACAGCAACACGGACGGATCGAGCGCAGAGAGCACCCCCTGCTCCCACAGATCGCCGAGGAGCCGTGGCAGGGAACCTGGGTGGCGAAGCCTCGTCCCGATACGGCCGGCCAGATGGCCTCGGACATCGGCCCCATCGACGCCGACGGCGGTGACTATCTGCGTTTCCTCCTGCTCTGTCGCCGCATTATGGCGTGCCCGTTAAGCGATACCGATAAAGCGAATTTGGTGCATCGCTCCGCGAACTTCTACGGCGCCGGCGGCCATGCATTCGGCCAGTTCATCGAACACCACGGTGGGCCGGACGCGCTGCTCCGCAAACTCAACCGATAGCCCTCTCGATTTAAACCGTGCCCGCCTTGAGCGGGCTTTTTCTTGCGCTGCGAAAAATTAATCACATTTCGTGTTTGACAGATCAATCACGTTGCGTGATTATTTGATCACGCCAGCAACACACCGCCGGCCAGGCCACCGAGCCGCGCTCTTTCACAACCCGCGCCATGAACAGCTAGCCGCAATGCGGCGAGGCAGCCCCGGCCATCACCCGTGGGGCGACAGAAAGTCGGGTGAGCAACATCAACAGCAGAACGCATCGCCTCTGCGGCGACCGGCGATCAGATAGGTGCTGAGGCAACACCTACCAACGCGATGGCGACCCTTGCTCAGGGCGACCAGAGACGGCTGATCGAGGGCGAAATGCCCGAACCGTGCGAACGACCCGTATGCGATGCGCAGCGCCGCCCAGCGCTAACCGGGCAGCAGCAACACCGATTTCCTCGATGCCCTTGGAAACAGGGGCATCAGGGAAGTCAACGAACACCAGCACGAAGGCCTATGAAAATAGGCGCCGGCATCTGTAACGATGCTAAATCTTGCCTGTCCTACCAATCAGTGACGTAGATACTCTGAGCTTCACAAAAACGCATTATCTCTCGCTCAAACTTCATACCGACGCGATTAAGTAGGCGGATTGATGCATCGTTCTTGCTTTGCGTTTCAGCAATCACCCTCTTCAAAGCCAAGGTGTCACTTGCATACTGCAACGTAAGGGTAAGTGCCTCAGTCGCGTACCCCATCCCACAGTGCTCTGGAAGCAACGCGTAAGAGACTTCTACGTCATTACCATCATGATGAGTATCTAACGAGATTACACCTGCAAACTGCTCGCCTTGCCTTGTTCTGATTGCCCAGAATGGAAGCTCTCTCTCGATTGAAACTTCTACCTGAGCTCGCCGCACCGCAACCTCCCGATCAACGGGACCTCCTAAATAGGCACGCACGTCCGGATTGGTGTACAACTCCACCAAGCCGGAAGTATCTTGCTCTTGAACATGGCTAAGATAAATAAGAGATTGCATAAACACCTCATGAGAAAACCCATCATCTTTTTCTATTTATACTAAATTTCTTGATCGAGGACTATCTGGTAGGAGCCTCGAACGAATCTCGATAGGCCTTGAAAGCCTCTATCGCATGCTCATTTCTATTATTTCCGTCAGAGTCATCGAGCATCCTTTCCTCTGGCGTCTTGCCTCCATAGTAGTCTTCGAACCAACTGAAGTACTGCAACCTGATAGAGCCAGGGTGAAACTTACTATCAAGCGCCTTCCACCAAGTCAAACAGGCTGGGCAAGGTGGGAGTTCCGTGAAGCATATAATTGTTCGGACTCCTCGCGCATAGAGTTCTTTTCCGATAGGACCGGGAGAATTCTGCATGCCAAGTATCATTATATTGGTAAGCGGAGGCTCCCAATTGGCCCTAACACATCGCTCCAAGGCAACCCGCTCACTGTGGAGCCCAGCTGATCCAGCTGGGGTGCTTGAAGCCTTATGGTCTTTTCCAATTCGCGCATTGTTATTGTCAAGCAACCTTATTGCGCCGAAACATTTTCCCAACCTAATATCACCCGACCTTCCACGACCTTTTCGTGCTTTATAAGCGACAACATCAACCCCACGAAAATCAACGCCTTCAACATCGAGCGGCTCGAAGCTAATCACCATATCGACAACCTCCCTGTTGTGCTCGCATCAATATATACGCACCAACTCAGGGATTCAGTGTAGTCATACTCAAGACCACCCATAGAACAAAAAACCAGCAGCATAATTCTCATTTGAAATAAATCCCTTTCCCCCTCCCGCTTGCAGTTTCCAATGCGGGCGACCGACCTCTACCACTGCGAACCGAGATAGATCGGTTGCTCTCGAAATCCCCCAAACGGAGTTACGCCATGTTGATCTTGACCCGCCGCCCCGGCGAAACCCTGCATATCGGCGACAACATCACCGTCACTGTCCTCGGCAGCCAAGGCGACCAGGTGCGCCTCGGCATCACCGCCCCGGACGACGTCGCCATCCACCGCTCCGAGATCTACCAGCAGATCGGCAACGTCCGACCGGTGCCGCCAGCGGAACTGGTCGAGGCCTGGAACCGCGACCACCCGGCGCCCGCGCTGATCGAGTACCGCCCGTGCCGAGGGGCCGAACCGCAGCGCACTCGCACCGTCGGCCGGGCCAGCGTGTCGCTTGGCGGGGCGGCGGTTATCTGGATCGAAGGCCAGTCGGCGCCGGTGGCGTTGCGGGCCTGCACCGCGATCTCCTGACTTCGGCGCCTGGCCCATTGCCGGGCGTTAAACCCACGGCGAGCGCCCGCCGGTCCAACGGCGCGCACAACGGAGGATCTCGACATGTAGCCCAGCCCCAACGGCAGATCGCCAACATGCGGTCGAGCCTGTACCCAACCGCTTTCACATAGGGCGGTGCATGTAAGTGGAGACAGGGCGCTTGGCGGCGCCCTTCTCTTTCCTGCTCCTGGCACGGCCAGGGCGCAGCGGAGAGTGGCCTGCTCGGCAGGCCACCGGGAGGTTGAACTATCCGGCGCTTCAGGTACGCCCTGGAGAGTGCGCGAAGACGAACCGCCAGGCCACTCCCCGCTGCGCATGCAGCGTTCCCCCTCTTCGCCCGGCTCCGGCCGGGCTTTTTTCAACCTCCATTCGAGAGCACCCACCACGGCGCCCCACCGGGCACGACTGCCGTGTGCCGGGGTGCTGCCGAATGCAGGTGAACCACGGAGAGCATCCCGATGTGGACATACCGCGAGCGCCGCAACCGCGCGGCTTTCAGCAACGCGCAACACGCCTGGGACTTCGCCAGAGACCCGCTCTGGGACCAGCCGGACCCGGAGCCCGACGACGAAGAGCAGGAGGATGACGATGGCCTGGGCGAATGAACGCGCCGAGGGCGTGATCGAGGAAGCGATCGTCGCAATGCGTCGGTCGGTGATCCCGCGCCACGACCAGTTGGTATGGCGCGGCCAGATCGAGATGGCCTACACCCTCGACGCCATCGGCACTCGGCAATACGACGACATGCGCCGCCGGCTCGACGCCGCAGCGGATGCGAGACAGCAAGAACTGAGGAGCATCGACCTATGACTACCCGCCCCGTTCGCTCGATCATCGACGACCAGCTCGACGATATCGAAGAGTTTGCCGGAAAGAACATCCGCCAGGCCGTCGAGTTGGCCAACCGTCACGGCTACAACAACCCGTTCTTCGCCAACATCTGCGGCGACCTCTGCGTTCTGCGCTTCCGGCGCAACCCCCGCCTTCACGCGACAACCACCCTCTCCCTGAAATGAGGCCAGCCCATGACTGCAGCTCTCGCATCGGTCGGCGCGCTCGACCGTACCAAGTACCTCGGCGGCAGCGATGTCGCCGGCATTCTCGGCATCAGCCCCTGGCGCACCCCGTTGGACGTGTATCTGGACAAGGTCCAGCCGCGCACCGGCCCGGTCGATCCGGCGAAGCAGAAGATTTTCACCCGTGGCCAGCGGATGGAGCCCTACGTCATCGACCTGCTGGCCGAAGAGACCGGCCTGAAGATCGTCGGCCGCGGTAACCGCTACCGCGACCAGCAGCACGACTTCATGGCCGCCGAGATCGACGCCGAGGCCGCCAGCGGCGAAAACATCGAGATCAAGACGGTCAGCCCCTTCAAGGCAAAGGACTGGGGTGAGGTTCAGACCGATGCCATTCCAGTCCACTACACCGCCCAGGCCATGCACGGTCTGATGGTCACCGGCCGCCAGGTCTGCATCTTCGGCGTGCTGATCGGCGGCGACGACTTCCGCGTGTACCGCGTCGAGCGGGACGACGAAACCATCGCGGCGATTCGCGAGAAGGAGGTCGAGTTCTGGGGACGCATCCAGCGCCTGGATCCGCCCGAAGCAACCGCTGTCAGCGACATCCTACGGCTGTTCGAGCGTGACGCCGGAACCAGCATCGAGGCCGATGGCAAGGTCGTGGAGGTGTTCAACCACCTGCGCGAACTGAAAGCCAAGGCCAAGGGCCTGGAGTACGAGATCGAGTCCGCAGAGGAGCGCATCAAGCTCTTCATGCAGGACCACGCCCAACTCACGGTCAACGGCAAGTCGGTACTGACGTGGAAGTCCCAGACCACCAACCGCTTCGACCAATCCGCCTTCAAGGAAGCCCACCCCGCGCTGTTCGAGCAGTTCAAGAAGACCAGCGAATCCCGCGTTTTCCGCCTCAAGTAACCGGAGCCCAGCATGTCCGCAACCGCCCTGAAAGCCGCCGCGACCGGCAATGTCGCCAACAACGGTCAGCCGAAAACGCTGGCCCACCTGATGACTGACCCGAAGATCAAAGCCCAGATGGCCCTGGCGCTTCCGAAGCACATGACCGCCGACCGACTCGCGCGCATCGCGCTGACCGAGATCCGCAAAGTACCGGCCCTGGCGAAATGCAATCAGGAGAGTTTCCTCGGCGCCGTGATGCAATGCGCGCAGCTCGGCCTGGAACCGGGTAACGCTCTCGGCCATGCCTACCTGCTGCCGTTCGGCAACGGCAAGGCGAAAGATGGCCTGTCGAACGTCCAGTTGATCATCGGCTACCGCGGGATGATTGACCTTGCCCGGCGCTCCGGCCAGATCGTTTCGCTCACCGCGCGCACCGTGCACCAGAACGACCAGTTCAGCTATCGCTACGGCCTCGACGAGGACGTCCAGCACGTTCCGGGAGAAGGTGAACGCGGCGTCATGACCCACGTCTACGCGGTCGCCAAGCTGAAGGACGGCGGCGTGCAATTCGAGGTCATGAGTAAGGCCGACGTCGACAAAGTACGCGCCACCAGCAAGGCATCCGGAAACGGGCCTTGGGTCACCCACTACGAAGAGATGGCCAAGAAGACCGTCATCCGCCGGCTGTTCAAGTACCTTCCGGTCAGCATCGAGTTGCAGACCGCAGTCACCCTGGACGAACGCGCCGACGCCGGATTGGACCAGGACAACGCGTCCATCCTAACCGGCGAATACAGCGTTGTTGACGACCAGTTTCAGGACCAGGTCCCGGACGGCGTGAACACCGAGACGGGCGAAATCACCGAACCCGCCCCAGGCCAGCAGCCGGACACCAGCGACACCGGCACCGACGAGCTCAATCTCGAGTAACCGGCCATGCCCAGCCGAACCATTGAAGAGCAGTTCGACCGTGTCGAGGAGTTCAACAGCCTCCTCGGCGCGGCGGAGCTGAATGCCGCCACCACCTGGGAAGAAGAGTTCACCGCCGACCTGCGCGCCAACTTCCAGCGCTACGGCCCGCGGATGTTCCTCAGCGAGTCCCAGCACACCACCCTCGAACGCATCGCCAACCAGTAGGAACAGCAGCCAATGACAGCCCAAGCCGCCGCAACCATCGCTGAAGAACTCGTCGACGACCTCGCCGAAGAACTGCCCAGCAACATCACCTCCATCGCCGCCCAATCTCTCGGTCGAGACCTTCTCCAGGCCCTGTTACAAGAGGTCCGCGCCCTACCGGATGTTTGGCAGAAGATGTCCGAGCAACGCCAGGCCGCCGTGATCGAGCGCATGCGCGCCACCGTAGAGCGCACCGTGAAACACGCGGTCAAGCTGATCTCCGCAGGCGAGCGGCCGGCCATCGACGGAATTCTGGAGTCCGTAGCGATCAAGGAAGGCATTAAGGCGACCTTCAAGGTCAGCCAGTTCAACCCGCTGCGCCACGACCTGATCGACCGCACCGGCAAGGTCTGCATGCTGGTGGTGGCCGACGCCGCTGAGTACCTGGAGGGCATGGATGCTATCCAGCCCGATCCGGACCAGAACTCTCTCGTCCTCGAAGATGGCGGCGACGCGGATGGCACTGGCGCGCAGGACCCGCTCTACATCGAAGCGGTCAGCCATGTCATCGACACACGCAGGGTCAGCATCAGCGGACTCCAGCGCTACCTGAAAGTCGGCTACAACCGTGCCGCGCGCATCGTTGAAGCGATGGAGGCGGCCGGGGTCGTATCGGCACCGAACTCCAACGGCGAGCGCGAGGTGATCCTGCAATCGCCGCCGGAACCGGAAAAAGACCTGCTGAGCAGCGCCGCCGAGCCCGGCGACACAACCTACGGCGGCCACACCATCGACGACATCACTGTCCTGGTGCTGCGTAAGGACCAGATCACCCCCGGCTGGCTGCAGTCCCGCTTCGCGCTGAGCACCGACGAGTCGCTGGACGTGGCCCTGAAGCTGCTCGACGACGGTGTGATCACGCTCGCCACCGAAGGCGAATCGCCCGACCTCAACACCTACCGCGTCGCCGTTGCCACCAAGGCCCCGGCCGAAGAGCCCATCACCCTGGAGTGAGCCATGCGCATCACGAAACTCGAAATCACCAACTTCCAAGGGCTGCGTCATGCGGCCCTTGATGTTTCTGCGCCGGTGCTCCTGGTGGCCGGACACAACGGCGCCGGCAAGAGTTCGCTGCTCGACGCCATCAGCCACGCCTTCACCGGTAAGCCCGGACGCGTTGCGCAGAAGCAGCATATCGGCCAACTGATCACCGAGGGCGCCAAGAAGGGCGAGGCCCGTGTCGAGTGGCTGGACGAGTCCGGCGAGGTGCAGGCCTGCGGGGTCGCGCTGCCCAGCGGCAAGGGCTCTGCCCTCACCGACTCGCCCTTCCTGCCCTACGTGCTCGACGCCAGCCTGTTTGCCAGCCTGGATGCCAAGGAACGCCGCCGGGTGCTGTTCGACCTGAGCGGTGCCAGCACCAGCCCGAACCAGATCGCGGAACGCTTGGTCGCCAAGGGCCACGCCGCGGCCCTGGTGGAGAAGGTGAAGCCCCTGCTCCGCTCCGGCTTCCCGGCCGCGGTTGAGCAAGCCAAGGCCTACGCCAGCGAATCGCGAGGCGCCTGGAAGGCGATCACCGGCGAGAACTACGGCAGCGAGAAGGCCGTCGACTGGACGCCGGCGTTACTGGCCACCGTGGTCACCGAAGACCAGGTCGCCGAGGCCGGTAAGAACCTGCAGCTGCTCGAGGACGATCTGGCCGAGGCCCAGCAGGCCCTGGGCGCCAGCAAGCAGGCCCGCCAGGCTGCCGACGGCCGCGCCCAGCGCATCGCCAAGCTGCGCGAGCTGGTCGACCTGGAGCCGCGCCGCCGGAACAAGCTGACCACCGACGAGCAGAACCAGGACGAGTGGTCCGAGAAGGTCATGGCTGCCGAGCTGGCCTCCTCGGGCAGCGTGCCGCACCAGCCGCTGACCTGCCCCCACTGCCAGGGCGCGGTCGACCTGCAGGCCGGGACCCTGGTGGTGCACCAGCCGCCGGAGCAGATCGCCGATGCCGAAGCCGCCCGCCGGTTGCCCGAGTACCGCGAGTATCTGGCCAGCGCCCAGCGCGCCGTCGCGAACAGCCAGCGTGACCTGGACGAGTGCCTGGCCGCCGCCGAGCAGATCAAGGCCCTGGAAGCAGAGTCCGTCGAAGCGCCCAGCGCCGAGGCGATCGCCAACGGCGAGCAGGCCATCAACGAACTGCGACAGGCCCGCGACGCGAGCCGCGCGAAGCTGGTCGCCCTGCAGGAAGCCCTGGAAGCCGCTACCCAGCGCGAGGCCTCGATCGCGAAAGCGCGGGCCGCGCACCAGGACGTGGTGGCGTGGACCGGCATGGCCGACGCGCTGTCACCGACCGGCATTCCAGCGGAGATCCTCGCCGATGCCATCGGTCCGGTGAACGACACGCTGAAGCGCCTGGCAGGCATTGCCGGCTGGTCGCCGGTGGAGATCAGCGCGGACATCGACGTGACCTTCGGCGGCCGGCTCTACGGCCTGCTGTCCGAGTCGGAGCGCTGGCGGTGCGACACGACCATCGCCCTGGCCATCGCGACGATTTCCGGCCTGCGCTTGGCGCTGCTGGATCGCCTCGATGTGTTGGACCTGCCGAGTCGTAGCCAGGCCCTGACACTGCTGCGTGCCGTGACCATGGACAAGGAAATCGACTCGGTGATCGTCGCCGGCACGCTCAAGGAGCCGATGGCGAAGACGCCGGAATGGCTGCAGGCGGTCTGGATCGAATCCGGGCACATCGCCGGCCACGAGCACCAGGCTGCAGCCTGACCCTACCTCAAGGCGGACTCGGATGTCCGCCTCTATCACTGGAGGGCGCATGAAGCCCATCATCTTCGACACCGAGACCACCGGCACCGACCACCAGACCGACCAGATCATCGAGGCGGCATGGCTGGAGCTTCCCGAGCGGCCTTACCAATTCGCGGCGGTCGCGCCGGAGGATCTCCCGTACTACCAGGAGCGCTTCAAGCCGAGCGTGCCGATCAGCCTCGGCGCCCAGGCCGTGCATCACATCATCTGCCAGGACCTGGTCGGCTGCCGCGACTCGAAGGAGTTCGCCCTGCCCGCCAGCCCGCTGCTGATGATCGGCCACAACGTCGATTTCGACTGGCGCATGGCCGGCGAGAACCCCGACATCAAGCGTATCTGCACCTTGGCGCTGAGCCGCTTCCTGTTCCCGGACAAGGACAGCCACACCCAGTCGGCCATGATGTACCTGATCGCGCGGCGCAACGGCCGGGAGGCTCAGGCCCGCGAGCTGCTGCGCAACGCCCACGCCGCTCTCGACGACGTCCGCAACTGCGCCATCGTCCTCCGCTTCCTGCTGGAGGTGGCCATGGACGCCGGTCACGCGACTGACACCTGGGAAGAGGTCCATGCGCTGAGCGAGAAGGCGCGCATCCCGACCGTCATGCCCTACGGCAAGCACAAAGGCACGCCGATCAATCAAGTCCCGAACGACTACAAGGCCTGGCTGCTGCGTCAACCAGACGTCGATCCGTACCTGGTCCAGGCCCTGCGCCAGCGATAGCCACCCGCCGAGCGCCCCACCCGGGGCGCTTTCTCTCCCAGCACGCACCGGACGCCGCCCTGTGGGCGATTCAACCATGCCTCGTGGGCCGCCCTGTCAGGCAGGGCGGCGTCCAGTGCCTGTTCACCGAGTGCTGACGTACTTCTAGCGGGTCGCGTACAGCCTAACGACTCTGGGTGTTGAGAACCTCATAGTTACCATCTGCATGCGCCTTGGTTACCCAAGTGTTCTTTGTCGACCTGGCTTGAGCCTTGGATCCGCTCAAAGTTTGGACCACTCGTCCCACGGCCTTCGATGCAACAAGTGCAGCGCTTTCAACCTTTGTCGGAGAACCCCGATAGCCTGCGGCAGACCGAAAATGATTGAGGATGATGTCTTGCTGATAAGCAGGTGTTTGCTCTCCACCGATTGTTGATGCACCCACCGTCTCATACCGGTAATAGACCTTGGTGTCATCGAACACGATCTCGACGATTCTGAAGTCAGGCATCTCTCCTCCTTGCTCCGGCCCCATGCCGGGCTCCCGAACCTACCCCACTCCATGCCATTGCGCCAGCAGGCGAGAGGTATTCCCTATGTCCGCAGAAAAGCCGCGGGAGCGGCCAATCCTGTTCAACGACCAGATGGTCCGCGCCATCCTGGAAGGTAGGAAGACGGTCACCCGCCGAGTGGTGACGCCGCAGCCCGACTTCCTCGGCTCAATGGTCGATCCCAATACGCCATTCAAGACGCTTGATGCCGGCCTGCACGCACGCATCACCTGCCCCTACGGCCAGCCCGGCGACCGGTTATGGGTGCGCGAGACGTGGACTGACGTGAACATGTGCGGCGCGCCGGCGCTGGCATATCGGGCGGACGAGGATATTCGCGATCTTATGGAAGAGCCGGGCTTTCTGGATGATCGCGGAGCCTTCAACTACGACGACCCGCGCGTCAAGCCATATCCATTCGCCTGCTGGTACGCCGAACTTGATCAGGCGCGCTGGCGGCCGAGCATCCATATGCCGCGTTGGGCCTCCCGCATCCTGCTGGAGCTCACCGCCGTTCGCGTAGAACGACTGCAGGACATCAGCGAGGAGCAGGCACGGGCCGAGGGATATCCCGCCGAGCGCGAATGCGAAACGGGCGGTAGTGGCTTGGATGCTTGGCTCTGGTTCCGCTCCCTTTGGGGAGAGATCAACGGCCCAGAGGCTTTCACCGCCAATCCCTGGGTCTGGGTCATCGAATTCAAGCGGGTGACACCATGAGCGACCTCTTCTATCTCCAGGACAGCCGCAGCAACGTCGGGAGCCGAGCAACGTTCTGGCGCGCCGGCGGCGGCTACACCACCAACCTCGACGAAGCCGAGACGTTCACCCTCGCCCGGGCCGTACGGCAATACGAGTGCCGCGAAACCGATCTGCCCTGGCCGGTCGACTACGTGCGCGCCCGGGCTGAACTTGGTGTCGATCACCAGGACCTGGACCTGTCCCGGACGCAGGCACTCGCCGGCGCGCCGGCGGACGACCGCATCTACGTCGCCTACGACAGGGACTGGGACGGCAACTGTCTTGTCTGGGTACCCGAGGCCGCCGGCCGGACATCCAACCTGACCGCCGCACGGACCTGGCCGCTCGACCACGCCGGCATACTCACCGCGCGCGGGCTAGCGCCCTGGCCGAAGTCCTACATCGACCAGCATGCCAGACCTGTTGCTGTGGCGGCCTCCCTCAACCACAAGCAGGCCCTCCGGCTGTTCGGCCTGAAGCTACCCAAGCCGGAGCACCAGGGCCGGCTGGCACTGGCGAAGGAAGGTGAAGCATGAAAGCGCGCATCGAGAAGAAATTAAGCAAGCGGCTGGTCGAGCTTTACCCAGCGCTCTACTGCAGCGCCTGGCGCGACGAAGAACCGTCTGCACTCGCATATGAGCAAGGCTCCCGAGTCCGGCATGTTCTTTCCGTCGGCGGCGGTGTCGACTATTGGGGCGAAGGACAGGACGTCTACACCGTCTGGCAAGACTGGCTGATGAGTTGGGAATGGCACGGACCGTTCGAGACGTGCCCGGAGGGCCATCGTCACGAGTACCTCCCGGATACGGAAGGCTTCAAGCCGACTACTCGTAACCTGCTCCAACTGGCTGGCCGGTGCCAGTTGCTGGAAGCAGCATCAACGATGGCGGTCCCATGAACCAGCCTCCCACCGACTACCAGATCAGCGCCGCCGACGCGCACGAACTGGCCGGCGCCGTGCTTCTTCCGGCGGACCTGCGCCGCCAGGTGCTGGAGAAGATGGCCGCCCACCGCGACCCGGCAACCATGCTCGATTTGTTCGCCCAGGTGCTGGGCATGGCCAACGCCGTCGCCGAGAACTGCCGAGCGATGGTCGAGTTGATCCTCATCGAGCGCGGCGAACATCCGCACACCGCGGAGCAGGCGAACCTCCCGACGATGTTCGGAGCGCTGCAGGGCGTTGTCCTGGCCGCAACGGTGAACCCTCGCGGCACGTGCGCCGGCTGCGCCTATCGACTCGGCACCCCGGCGAACACCTCGCCGGTCACCACCTCCGATGCCATCTACTGCCGGCAGGAACTCAGCCGGTTCTACTGCCACGCCGACCTGGACGACCAGGGCAACCCAGTCCGCACCTGCGTCGGCCACGCCAAAGCCATGAAGCAAGACGCCACGAAATGAACCGCCCCACCATCTGCCGCACCACGGGCCAACGGATAGGCCTGTGCAAATGCTTCCGCTGCCGGCCGCCGGCGCCGGAGCAACCGGAGACACCGCAATGTCCTCTACCCAACACCAACTAATCGAGCAATGCGCCACCCGCCTACGCGGCATCGTCGAAGCCCTGGACAACATCCACGACACCAGCCCGCACCGCTGGTCGACGGACCTCGACGACGTTCACTCCTCAGCCGAGAGCCTGCTGGCCCTGATCAAGGACCAGGCGCCGACGCAAGCCGCCCAGGGCCTGGCCGGCGCCGCCCTGGCGCAACCCTCCCCGGCGCTACCGCCCTTCGCGGAGAAGGTGCTGGCCAAACTGCGCCGCTTCTATGACTGCGCCAGCGACTTCGAATCGGGCGGCGTCGATATCGGCCGGCACTGGTTGGACCTGCTGACTCAGCTCGGGCTGCTCAATCGCGTTCAGCGCAGCCCGGCACTCTGGGAGATCAGCCAGCAGGGAGAGGATTTACTCGGTATGCCGCAACCCTCCCCGGCGCAGGCAGAGGCGGAGCGGCCGGAGGTGGTCGGGTATCGCAGCAAAGAGTCGGGCATGGTCTACGAGCAAGACTATGGCTTGAAAAACCCTGAAGCGCTGACGACGGTCGCCGAGTGTGAGCGCATCGTCGGGGCGCTGCGGGCGGAGAACGCGAAGCTGAGCGAAGCCCTGGACCGCTGGCCGCTCATCCGCGACAGTCTGAAGCTGAGACTCGCCGACGCCCTGGCCAGGGTCGCGGAGCTGGAGAGGCAGGAGCCGGTAGCTCTCGCCAATCGGGCCTTCATGCCTTCTGGGTGAAGTGGACGGAGGCCGCCGCCGGGCTCTACGGCCCAGGCATCAAGCTATACGCCGCCCCTGTAGCCCAGGCTCAGCACAGCGTGCCGGAGGGGCTGGCCCTGATCCCGGTTCGCGAGACGGAGGCAATGCACGATGCCGTGATGGCGCTGCTGTACAAGGGCGTCGCCCGCACCGATACGCAGAAGCTGCTGGATGCGTACATCGCCGCCGCGCCCGGCAACTCGGTGCCGCAGGCATGGCTCGACGTGCAGGCAGAGCGCCGCCGGCAGATCACCGCCGAGGGCTGGACGCCGGAGCACGACGACGAGCACGCCGATGGACAGATGGCCCGCGCCGCCGCCTGCTACGCCCTGGCCGGCTCCAGCGCTCCGAACGATGGAACCGCCGCCCTGTTGGTGTCGCTGGCATGGCCCTGGGATGAACAGTGGTGGAAGCCGAGCACTGCTCGACGCGATATGGTCAAGGCCTGCGCCCTCGGGCTGGCCGAGATCGAGCGCCTTGACCGGGTAGCGGCGAGTCAGGGAGGGCCAAGTGATGCGTAGAGCACTGACCGCCCTCGGCATCATCGCAGCCCTCGGCCTGGCCGTGGTGGGGCTGGTGGAGATACTCCCGATCGTTCGCACGCTGGCGGCCTGGCAGACGGGGTGCTTCGGATGAAGCAGAAACCAGGCATCGCCCTTCCCCGCTGGCTCCTGCGGACCACAACGATGCAGATGCACAGCGTCGACGTGGTATTGGTCATGGCGCTGGTGCTCCAGCACCACGGCACGGCGGACGCTGTTCGCCGCGCCGCCGGTCAGCTTCGCGACAGAGTGTGTGCCGAGCACCGGCCCAAGATGACCGCGCTCATGCGCATGCAAGACGACGCGGCGGCGCTGCAAGTGGCGCTCAACATCGTCCAACGCGCCACCGACGCCCTGGGCATCCTGCCGGGAACGGCGTTCCCGGCCAGACCTTCGCCCAGCGAAAGCCCACCGGATCAGGGGCACATGCCCGCCAAGGCTGGTCCCGTCACCGGTGAGCCGGTGCATCCTACCTGAAATCATCCATGCCCGCGGCCCAACGGAAAGGGTCGCGGAACAGCCCGGCCGGAGAGCTGGGATAGGTAACGCCCAATGAACACCCTGTTTCTGTTGATGGCTCAGTACGATGGCGCCGCCATCATTCCCCTCGAACGCGTCTGCGCCGACTACTTCAGCCACCTGACTCCCGAGAAAATGAAGATGAAGGTAGCGGCCGGCGAAATCGACTTGCCGCTGGTGCGTATGGAGAACAGCCAGAAGTCTGCGCGTGGCGTACACCTGACGGACCTGGCGAACTACCTTGACGAACGGCACAGAACGGCGAAGGAGGAGCACGAAAAGCTCATGGGGCGCAGAACCCTGCGCCGTGCATCCTGACCCTGCCGCCTACCGGGCCTCGTTCGTGGGGCCCTCTATTATCTGCTCCAACCACGGCCAGTCTTCGTACTTGTCGCCGTTCCCTCTCAGATGCGTGTAACGCCGCATCGAATTCCAGTCCCGATGGCCCGAGACGCTGGCCACGCGCGGAATATCCCATCCGATTTCGAAAAGCCGACTGATGCCATCATGGCGCAGGTCGTGAAAGTGGAGATCATCGATCTCCAAGAAGCTGCAAGCCCTGGTAAACGAAGCGCTGACCGACTTCGCGTTGTACGGGAACACGAACTCCTCGCGCCGGGGCATCGAATGCAAGATGCGCCATGCCTGGTCTGGCAGGTGGCACCAGACATCATTCCCGTATTTCTGGCCCGGATTCTTCATGTCCGTGATCAGTACTGCCTGGCGTGCTTCGTCGATGGCGTCCCAGCGGATCCTGGTGATCTCTTCCTGGCGGCGCGTTGAGAAAATCGCAAAGCCGATCATCCGAACCATGTCGATCTGCTGCTTGCGACGCTCCCGCATTTCAACGAAGTAGGCAAGGATGGTGTCAAGCTCCTCCAAAGTTGGGCGCCTGTCCCGCTCGTTGCTCCTGGAAACCCCTCCCATCTTGCGCAGAACGCGCCTGGCGTCGGCCATGGCCACCGGATCCACCTCGTAGCCCCATGCTGGGCGTGCAACCGTCAAGACGGCACCGAGGTGAGAAAGATCGTTGCCTACAGTCTGCGGCTGCACGCCGCCCTTCTCGATGCGATCCATTGCGTACTCGACCAACACCTGGGAAGTCAGGTCCCGGTCGACCACATCCCCCAGCCATGTCGCAGCTATCGCCTGGAGCGTCGCCTCCTTGGTCCTGCCCAACGGTCGCAGTTTCCCGTACTCCTCAAGATACTGCTTGATCATTTCCCGTACAGTGACGCCCTTGCGGTTGGCTCGCTCGATCGCGCCTGGAGCGGCCAACTCTGCCTCTCGGCGCTTCAGCCAGTTCTGGGCCGCCGCCTTCCGGTCGAATGTCTGGCTTTCCTGATAAACTGCCTTCCCCTGCCGCAT